ATACTACGCCCTGTAATAGCCGAAAGACCAAAAATAATACAGTCTTCAACTTCTCCATGATGTTTCTTAAGGTCATAAAGATACTCTCTCCTGATTTGTGCATACTCTACTGGTATGTTTGCATTTAAATAAGCCATAATAAATCCTCATTTGATAGTGCCCCAATTATCACCTTCTTCATAATCTACTTTGTTTGGAACTTCAAGTGATACTGTTGACTCCATAATTTCTTTTATCTTGTCAGCTTGTTTAGAATCTTGAACAGATATATCTAACTCGTCATGAACTTGTAGATGCGGTATGATACCTTCTTTATGTAAATCAATCATAGCTTTCTTTGTCATGTCTGCAGCAGATCCTTGTATTAATCTGTTAAGAGCTTTGTAAGTGTAAGCTCTTCTTATCCCTGGTCCGTGTTCCGCGAGCGCTTCATCATGAGGTAATGGTTTGTGTATACCGAATTGATTTGGTTCCCATAAATGAAACCTGCATAGTCTACCTAGAAGCGTTCTAACTTTACCACGTTGCTGTGCTCTACTCATCACGGCATCCATAAGCTGTTTAACAAACGGAACTTTAGTATGGTATTGTTTAAACAATTCCTCAGCTTGCAACTTGTTTATACCTAACTCTGCTTGTAATTTATTTTTACCCATACCATAGAAAAGACCCAAATTGATCGTCTTAGCTTGAAACCTAGGTATATTAGCCATGTCTGCTACAATTTTATGAAAGTCTGCATCTTCGTTCTTGTATGCTTCCATAACATCATCAACAGAAAAGAAACCTTGTAAAGCTGCGTAATGCACAACTAATCTAGGTTCTTGTTGATTGTAATCAAAACATCCCCACTTACATCCTTCTTCTGGTATAAATAAACTTCTGATCCGTGGTCCGAGATCCTTGTTCCTTGCAGGTATCTGCTGTAAGTTTGGATTATTCATACTAAACCTACCGGTAACTGTACCACCACTATCACCACGTAACTGGTTTATTTCTGCATGTATTCTACCATTCGATGAATATTTTAATATTGTATCTATGAACGTAGTGTGTGCTTTATTTATTTCTCTCGCCTTAGCTATAGATTGCACAATACTGTTTGGATGATTAGCTAAAAAGTTTTTTGTAAAACTAGGAGCACCTGTTTTAATAGTTCTCTCATAGGGTAAACCAAGTTTATCAAATACTTTTGCAATAGATCTTGCAGCCCAGATCTGAACTTCTTCTTTTGTTTCTGCATACACATTACCTAATAATCTTTTTTCTTCTTCAACCATTCTTTCTTTTTCCATAGCAGCTCTGCCTTTATCTACACGCACACCAAGGAATCTCATATCAACCAACACAGGAAACAAAGCTGTTTCCATTTCAAAAATATCTTCTATGTCTTGATGTAAGATTTCTTTTTTCATTTCTTGCCACAACTCCAATGTGAGTTGTGCGTCACGCTCCGCGTAAGCACCAACGTACATCGCTGGTAGTTTATACATTTCAGCTTTTGGATCTACACCCCAAGACTTTGCAGCTTCGTATAACGCGTTCTCATCTTTACCTTTACCAATATAATCTCTAGACAAACCATTTAAATCATACCTGTATCTATTCTCATTTACTAAAGATGCAGCTATCATTGTGTCTACTATTTGACCTTGTACTTGAATACCTAATTTTCTTAACCAACACACATCATACATAGCGTTATGAAATATCTTAATAGAATCTGATTTCATTTGATCTTGAAACCAATTAAGAACCATCTTACGATCCATGTTACCACCACCTTCATGTGCAATAGGATAGTATGCACACCAATCGTGCGTAGCTAATGATATACCAACCACATCACCTACACCTATAACAGAACCAGAACCCATTCTTTTGTTAAGGTTTGGATCTTTTGTTTCTAAGTCTATAGCTATCTCATCATACTTACTTAGATCTGGAAAGTCTGTTGGTGGTATCCACTCTGTTTGTGGTTTAAATATATTAGTCTTCATGTTTACATTCTCCTGCTATCGCCATGTAGGCTGCAGCATCAACGTATGTATCCTCTGTTGGTGCACCAAATTTTGTTCTAGCTACTTTTAACAAAGCCATCATCACAGCAGCATCGTGTGCTGTAATCTCTTTGTCTAGATATGCTGTCCATAGTTTTGCTATGTTGCAATGATTTTGTATTTTATCTCCATAAGTCTTTGCTCTGGGTCCAGCAATTAGTTCTTTTGCTAGTTGTAACGCTTCTTCTGTTTTCATATTTTATATCCTTTGTATATATCTTTGGGTCTGACAATATGTAAATGACTTTTAGTTCTAGTTGCACCAACATAGAACAATCTATTTTCATCATCAGGATTTTGTTCGTAGTTTCTTTGTGTGTTACGTGATAGATCTGTCAGGAGAACTACGTTATCCTGCTCACCACCTTTTACTCCATGTATTGTAGACAAAATTATTCTAGGTTTAGAATTTAATTTCTCACCGTTCTCCCTCATACGTCTTATATACCTTATTTTTTTATCAGGTGCATCATCAAAAGCTTCAAACCAAACTTTATTAGTTTTTAAACCTCGTTTAATTCGCAACTCATCCATGCTGTATGTAGCGTCTTTGTCTAAATATTTTAACTCTTCTTTCTGAAAATTTTTTGGTGACATATATGATGCTATTCTAGTTACTTGTTGATAATTTATATCCACACCTTTACGCACATTTTCCCAATCTGTTATAGCTTCGTACAAGTCTTGTTCTTTGTTTGTTTTAAATTTGTTCTCGTAATACAACCCCTGTGAGTATAAGTGATCTTCTAAATCATTTAACATAAATCTAGTTCTAGCTAACACTAGCCAATTGCCTTGTTTCATGTTAACTTGTTCAAAGTCATCATAATATGAAAGTAAACCTCTTTGCGTTTTTGGTCTCCACTCTTT